TTCAGCCCGGTGCTGAGTTCAAGTCCAGATTCTTTTCAGATCCCAGTAAGGCTCCGGTGGCCATGCGATCTCCGATTCGGGAGTATTCCGCATGGCAAACGTATTCTCGCCATTTGGCTTTAGTCAGCGTTCGGGCACAGGCTCCTCGCCGACCTACGAACAAGTCATAGGGACTGTTAACTACAATACCGCGAATATCTTCTTCGGCGATCCAGTCTTTCGCTTAGTCGCCGATGGCACTCTTGCCGGCATTACCACCGGCCCCGGGCCTGGCACCACGCCGCTAGCCGGCGTATTCCTCGGCTGTAAATACTCCAGCGTCGCCTTCAGGCGCACGACCTGGGCTAACTACTGGCCCGGCTCCGACGTCGCGAGCACCAATAGCGTCGAAGCCTATATCGTCAACGATCCGAATGCGCAGTTCACCGCGCAAGTCGGCGTATCGACCAGCGTCGGCATCGTCGCCGCGAACATCGGCATGAACGTGCAATTCGCCTACGGCACCGGCAATACCGCCAATGGAATATCAGGGGCCTACATCGATATCAGCGTGACTCCAGCGGTCACCGCAACGCTGCCATTCCGCGTCGTGGGATTGGTACTTAATCCGCCGGGCTCCCCCGGCACACAAACCGGCGCGAACAATTTCGCGATTGTCGCCTATAACAACGTCGAAACTAAGAACATGTTGGCGGTGTAGGAGCGACTTATGGCTATTAATCTTTCAGCGATTAAAGACCTGCTACTCCCTGGCTTGCGCGGGATCGAGGGCAAATATGAAATGATCCCCCAGCAGGCGGACAAGGTCTTTAATCGAGTGGACTCGAAACTCGCGCTCGAACGGACCGCTGAAATGCGCTACTTGGCGCTTGCTCAACTCAAGACCGAAGGTGGACAGACACAGTTCGATAACAATCCCGGCGAACGCTATATATATAACCAGGAGCATATCGAGCTGGGTTTGGGATACGCAATCACCAGAAAGGCCATCGACGATAATCTTTATAAGACCCAATTTCATCCCTCGAATCTAGGGCTGATCGAGTCGTTCAATCAAGCTCGCGAGATCTACGGCGCTAACGTACTCAACACGGCCAACGTGTACAACCCCAACGTCGGCGGCGATGGTGTGCCCCTGTGTTCACCAAGTCATCCGATCGACGGCGGTGTATACGCGAATACGCCGGCAGTGCAGGTCGATCTGAACGAATCGACCTTGCTCAATAGCATGATCTCGATCCGTACCAACTTCCGCGATCAGGCCAACCTGAAAGTGTTCGCGCGCGGTCGCAAGCTAATCGTGCCGCCAACGCAGCAACCTACCGCAATTCGGCTGACCAAGACCGAACTGCGCCCGGGCACTGCTGATAACGACGTGAACGCAATCCTCTCCACAGCCGGCGGACTGTCCGAAGGCTACCTGGTCATGGACTTCCTCACGTCGAACTACGCATGGTTCCTGCTCACCAACATCGCAGGGCTCGCGTACATGGAGCGCGTGCCGTTCGAAACTGACATGCAGGTGGACTTTATCACCGACAATTTATTGGTCAAGGCGTACCACCGTTTCAGTTATAATTACTATAATCCGAGAGCTTTATATGGGAACTTCCCAACTGTATAGTATTGTTTTATAAGGATTTTCTGTAAAATTACCGATAACATGAATACTTGCAGACCGAGGTCTCCAAATGAGTGACATTAACGGCGGCCAATTCCCTCAGACTTCAGGTAGCCCGATTTGGCCCGGTACGGTATTCACGGGTCCGCTGATTGCGGGCAATGTCATACACAGTGATGGATCGGGAACGCTTGCGGGTGTTGGTGGGACTACGGGCACTGCAAACCAGGGCTATGCGCACATGTGCCAGAGCGCGGTATGCACGCAGGCCACTAACGGCACAGTTGCGGGACTGTTCACGACGTCGATTGTGATTCCGGCGCAGAGCCAGATTACGGGTATCAAGGTCATGGTGACCACGGTATTGAGCGGCGCAGCTACGACCTTCGGCATTGGGACGAGTGCGTCGGCGACTGCGTTGACAGCAGCTAGTGCGGGTGTGACCTCGGGTGCGCTAGGATTGGTATCGCTCAATCCGGGAACCAGCCTTACGCAGATTGCGAATTGGGACAATGTGGGTAATCAGGATGTGCAGATCGTTGTGCAATCGACCAATACTGGCACTGGGGTATTCACCCTGACGGTGGATTACTTGCAGGGAATCAACCTGGCCTCATGAGTTAGCTAAAAGGAATCATCGATATGAAAGGCAGGACAAAGCGTGAAGCCGGCGGCGTTAACGAGGCGAAAGAGGACGAGAAAAAGACTCCGGATCGCACTGCGCCGAATCCAGTATCGGAGGAGGCAGAGGAAAAGAAGCATGGCGGTCGTGCGAAGCGCAAAGAGGGCGGCAAGGTAGAAGGCGAGAAAGCCAAGATGCATGCGGGACGCAAGCCACGTAAGAACGGCGGGCGCACGGGTTCTGATACCAATCCATTCACCAGCGCACGGCATATGACACCACCGAAAGGACATTCCACTGAGGCATCAGAGTAGGTTCGAAGTTTGAATGATTGCGCGAGACGGGAGCCGCGCGCTCCCGTTTTCGTTTTAGGAGGATGAAATGAGTAAGGCCGCAAAGATCATCGAGGAGACGCCGCTGGAGCAGTATCCACTTGCGTCACTTTACACCTGGTCGCGCCTCGAGACGCTGCATCCGAAACCGCTTGCACCGATAGATCGCAAGAAGCCATCGCTATTGAAGCATCGACACGTTGTAACGCGCGCCAGAACTTCAGACAAACCAGCGCCACTGATAATTCACTGGCCGAAAGGAGCATGAATGCGCCCTATCACGGTCACTGTAGGTCCGCTAGCAGCTGGCGGTACTAGCACACCCTGGGTTGCGCTAGACCCGTGGGCGGTCGCGCAAGTGGCCATTCAATGCAATGTGGTTGGCACCGTGAATTACACAGTGCAGTCGACATTGGACGATCCCAACAGCCCGACCAATCCAGTGTTGGCGTCAGCGGTCACTTGGGTAAATACGTCGGATACGGCAGCTGTTGGCGCTTCCGGTCCGATCCAGACGAACTTTGCCTATACGCCGCTTTATGTTCGGTGTTTGCTCAATAGCGGTACGGGATCGGTGACGATGACGGTACTGCAGTCAAGCTCGGTGCCCTACTGATGTCCGGAATATCAACAGGCGCAGGACTGTGGGGCGGCACGCTCGGGCTATCAGGCAATGGTGGCAGCAGCGGCGGTGGAACGACGACATATTACCTCACCAATGACGCTGGAACGCAGCAACTGACGAATGATGCCGGATCCCAGCAGCTAACCAGTCAATAAATCATGACACAAGCATTCAATAGTTTTGTGAGTGGATTGCCTGGTGCAACCACGTTGACCGGCACTGAACTCATACCTTTGATTCAGGGAGGGGCATCCAGTCAATCAACGCCATCGGCACTCAAAACTTACTTGACAAGTGCTGTGTCTAGCGTCAGCGGAACTCCATCGGCCAATATCGATTATGGCGCGAGTCCCCCATCAGGCTATGTTGCTGGCGTCACCAATCGTCTGATATTGACGCCGAGCGCCAACCTATCAGTGTTGGGGTTACTATCAGCACCTGACGGATGGGCAGTCTTAATAAAAAACGCCTCTGCCACTTATTCAATCACATTTCCGCATCACGGCGCGGGAACATCTACCAATCAGTTCGACAACGCGAGTGCAGCCTCAGTCGTGCTGCCGCCGCTCGGCGCCGCATTGGCAAACTACGTTGTCAATGAATGGACCTTCTCATGAAATACTTCAGTTATCTTATTATTTCATTATTGTTTTCATACGCTTTATACGCCCAAGTCACGCCGGTCATACCATCGGGCACAGTGATGGGAAACACCAGCGGTGCGGCAGCGGCTCCAAAGCCTGTTATTACAGGGACAGCTCTTGCCGTGTTTGACATATCTACCTATGGGGCGAAGTGCGACGGCGTCACAGACGATGCTGCGGCATTTAACTCAGCATTTACTGCGATTCGCGCGGTAACGGCGCTTAGTGGTTCTGGTGCGCAGTACTTGGGACAGGCCGCCCACTTGGTCACCCCAGCGCGCGTCTGTCTCATCAAATCGACAATCAACGCGACCGTTCTATATGGGGCCGGTTTCACCTGGGATGGTGAGGGCACTTTGATTTTGTGTCAGACCAATGGCACACCGTGTGTAGACGCAACTGGTGTTGAAAACGTCACCATTCGTAATTTGAATATTTATGGTTCTGCGACTTTGACCCCTAACATCGGACTTGCCATCGGCCGCTATACCAGCACCAGTGGCAACTTAGCGGGTAATAATGTATTCGACGCGCCTAAAGTTATAGGGTATTTCACTAGTACTCCATTCTTCGATAATCAGGCTGAGACCACACATATCAATTCTGGTTGGTTTTTAACCATGTCTAACAACAATTGGGCAGCAGCAGTGTTTGATGGTGAGAACCATTTCAATTTTCAGACCATTGCTGCAGGCGGTCCTTACCCGCAAAATACTGCGCAGGGGTTTGCTGAGTCCACCTGTACAGATTGTGTATTCATGACCTTTGGCACTGCATCGCCGGCGGTGTGGATCGGGGGAGCTTGGCGCCTACGGCTTGCCAATTCATATGTCGGGGTATGGGGTGGCACGGGTGGCAATGATGGTGTGATTCTGTATACCCCTGGAAGCATCTCGAACCTGCTACTTGATGCGGATCTTCATTTTGAACTCAATCCCAGCCTTAATTCTGCATTTCGCTTCGCGGGCGCTGCTGCGATTACGCAGTTCGGATTGCACGTGCGTGATCATTCACCACAAGTTGCCGCGGGATCGTCATTCTTCGCGCGTGATACGGCTGGCACCTATGGGACTGCCGTTAGCACGGTAGCAATCAACGACGCCAACATCGAATTAGGTGGCTTCGTCAACGGCGGCGCAACATTGTTCGATAACGCGGCACAGTTCACGGTTAATGGCTTAGTTAACATGCAGCCAGGAAATTGGACAGCACCAGCGAGTTTCTCTGGTAATCTGTGCCTTCCTGTATGCCAGAGTTATGCGCAGCCCGGCAACACGAGCAACATTGCCATCGGTCCATCGACCATGCAGGCTGCAGTTACGGGGAGCAGTAACCTAGCCATCATGCCTGGCGCACTCAGTGCATTAACCGGCGGACTGCAGAATGTAGCCATCGGCACCAACAGCCTTGGGGCTATAACGAGTGGCACAGGCAATACGGCAATCGGGTTTCTGGCGGGCGCTGCGGAGACCGGCAGCTACAATACTGCCTACGGCTGGCAAGCACTATCAGCAACCGGTCTTACTGGAGCGACTAACGTAGCGCTTGGCGGTAATGCGCTCGAGGCGTGTACGGGTGTCTGTGCTAGCAACGTGGCGGTTGGCAGCAACGCATCAAATATTCTTACGACGGGTGCCAACAATCTCGTACTTGGGAACAGTGTTGGCACTAGCACTCTCACGACCGGAAGCAATAATATATTGCTCGGCAACTCCAATGCAGTCGATACCGTAACCTCTAGCAGTAGTAACGAGGTGAACATTGCAGGGCTGCTGTTTTATAACAATGCAGCTTTGGGCGCGCCCGCAGTATCTGCTTGTGGCACGTCACCTGCAATCGATGCGCGTGCCAACAACCGCTCAGGCACTGTGACCGTGGGTTCCGGTGCCGTAGCATCCTGCACCATCACTTTCGCAGGTTCCGGCTACGGCACTTGGAACCATTGTCGGGTAACGCCACACTCGACGGTTGCAGCGTTTGCCTATAGCTACACTAAGACGGTGTTGACCGTTACTGCCACTTCAGCCACATCTCTGATAATTGACTATGATTGCGATGGGTACTGATAGTGTGGAAATATTTCATGTGGCTCTTACTTTCACCCTACGCGGGGCACTCGCAAGTATTGCCAGTCAACACCGCGAATAGCGTGATTGACGTGATGAACTACGGTGCCAAGTGCGACGGGGTGACCAATGATTCCACTGCTGTCAATAACGCGATTGCTGCCATCAGGGCTCGTAGTGTGACAGCAGATTTTCGTAATGGACCGCCAGGACATTTAGTTTTTCCAGCGACCGCTACGGGATGCAAGATTACTTCGACGATCAACGCAACTAGCGGATCTTCGGGCGGCACACTCTACGGTGCTGGGTTCGTATTCGATATGACTGGTGCCATGTTGATCTGTTCCACGAGTGGTACCCCATGCATTGATGCGACTGGCACAGGACAGGCTACGTGGCTCAATCTCAACATCTATGGAACTTCTACCAATGCACCTAACATTGGGTTGGCATTAGGCCGAGTAACCAACAATTTTGTAGGCGCCGATGACAACAAGATATACAACCCAACTATTGTTGGTACGTTCACGTTAGCACCATACTTTAACAATCAATCAGAAACTACCATTATTAGCGGAGCTAACTTTTATAACTACGCTGCCAATGCGTATGGGGCGATCTGGGATGGTTCAAACCATTTCCACTTCCAGACGCTTGCAGTCGGGGGACCGTATCCGCAAAACGTGTATGAGTCGTTCAACGAAAATGTATGTATCTTATGCAATATAGGAGTGAGTGGCATCGGAGCCGTGTCAATTTGGATTGGTGGCACTTCACGTCATAGATTTATCAATCTATACAACTCAAACAATCCATCTGCGCCCACTACTCCCAGTCCATCGATAGTTCTATGGTATGGCAATAGTCTGACCAATGATTTGCTAGAACTAGATGCACACACAGAGAATGTCGGAGGCGTAGCTGCGGCGATGCCAAATGTTGTCATGTTCTCTGGCGCTGCGGCCATTGTTCAGAACAGTTTAGAAATCCGCGACGGATTCTCTGAACAATCTGGCGCATATTTTGCGCGCGACACAACGGCACGTTTTGGCACTACCCCGACATCCATTATCATCCGCCATGCAGATTTTAATATCATGCATCAAGCTAATGGAGGATCTGGAGCTACTTGGTTTGATACGCCTGCCGATTACGTTATCGATGGCAATATTTATGCTGGAGATAATACCTACAATTCTCCAGGAACATTCACCGGCAATCTCATCAATAACGGTGCTGCGAGTTCGTACATATCCACACTAGTTCCAGTGCAATCGGGCAATGCGATCACCATTCAGCCGCCTGGAGCCAGCTCCGGTAACTTGCAAGTTAATCTAGGTGCCCCATATGGCAGCACAGGGGCTGTATCGACAACGTATTTCAACGGCGCAGATGTGGCCAACTGGCAATTGGGTGCCAATACAGGAACCGCACCGCCATTCTTTTTATACGATGTTGCAAACGGTGCGAATGCCATCGTTGTGAATGCCAACAAAGGCACATTACAGCTAGCGGCCGATGGCCGAGTATCTAGTTTCGGTGGCGTGACGACACTGGCGGTTTACACCGTGGCGACACTGCCCGCATGCAGCGGTGCAAATGGCAATGGCTTGGCGATTGTTAGTGACGCTACATCTCCCACCTACAACGCTGCGCTGACGGGGGGCGGGACTGTACGGGTGCCAGTATTTTGCAATGGCACTTCGTGGAGCGCCCATTGAATGAACTCCACCGACACGGGCGCCTACAACATCTGCATCAATCAGGGTGCGACGTTAACGCTGATGTTCATATGGACCACTGGTCAGTGCTGCGGCGCCGTTGGGACTACCGC